CGGTCAGTGACAAAAACTCGATATCGTTATCGATCGAGTGACCGAGCCACTGACCGCCATCCGCCGACACATCCTCGAGAAACTTTTCGAGCGCATCCTTGAAATTCATCACAAAAATTTGCTTCTGTCCGAGTTCGGCCGCGTCAAAGCACACGCCGGCAAGTTTCTTCTTCACGTCGTCCATTTCGCGAATGGACGGGTCGAGGAGTACATCCCGAATCACAATCGTCGTCACGGGGCCGTGCGACACGCGGGTCACCCGATCGTACATGGGATCGACGCCGCGACGATTGTTCTTGGACCAGCCGTCATTGATGATGAACTCAACCGCGACATAACTGAGCGAGTGGACAAAACCTTGGATAGTAGACTCGAAATCAGCGATGATCATTTTGGGCTACATGTACAGGCTCTAAATTTTTTATCTTCCCCAGGAGTAATGGGTGCTCAGGCATCGTCACGTCGGCGCACGCGCATCGCCGTGACTATTCGCCCGGGTATGCTCACGCGGTACGGCTATTCGACCCGGTATCCGGCTCCCGTGCGCCGGTTGGCCCTGGCGCGCGCCGCCCGCGCAAACACGCCACTGACGGTCATACGTCGTCTCCGACTCGTTGCGACATACACAAAGCGGACGCAGCCTCGGACATCGAAGGTGTACCTGTCGAACATAAACTGGGTTCGTAAAACTCTTTTCGTGTCCAAGAGTAAATGAACACCCGTCGCATGGTACTGATACTTCTTGCCATACTGACCCTCATTGCTCTGTACATGATGATGGCGAAACCGCCCGTGCGCGTCCAGGCTGACGCCGACCAGAAGACTATCCCGGGCTTTTCCGTGACGTCTACTGACGTTTTTGCCGCATAAGTATCAGCATCAGACCGAGCACAAGTGCAAACGCAGCGCCGACAAACATTTTAGATTTATCCTGGTCCGCGACAGGTGCCGGGAGACTAACAAGTCGTTCAGGTACATCCGGTACGAGCACCGTGTGTACCCGTAGCGTAAATGAATTTGTATCCAGGCCGTTGAACGCCAACGGATTCCCATTCAGGTCGAGCCACCGTACGGTCAGGCGTTCGAGCGAATCGAGCCGGGACGGAAACTCGATCGACATGGCATAGTCCGTCTGTTCTTTGAATGATTTGAAAGAACCGCTCGAGACGTCCATCGGTATGAGCGCAAAAGATGTACCGGCCGTCGTACTCATCGTCGTCCGGACGTTACTCGACGTGACCAGACGCCGCGCATCCATAGTCGTCGGTGTTCTGAATTCGGCAATGTCAAGCCAGATGTGTTCGTTTGGACTGAGGTTTATAATACTGGACGACTTGACATAATTTGCGGCCGTGCCATACGTCGTATGATTCGCGTACGCCTGATTCGATGCGACTGCCAGGGCGTTTGTTGTGCCGTACGGAAGGCCAAGAAGTTTTGCAATTTCGGTCGTCAGACACGTCACGGACGTGAGTGTGCCGTAAAATATAAATCGACCTTCGCCACAAAGGTACCCGAGTTTTGTACCCGTGACCTGGCTAGAAGCATTGAATTCGTTGACGAGCGACGACGTCGAGTAGAACCCAGGGTTGAGCCAGACGTTCGATGTGCCGACCGTGAGGATGTTTGACGTCCCGGTCAGATTGTACATTGTGTTTGGAAGGACGGCCGAGACGAGATCGACACGGGTTACATTTTTTACCGGATTTGTGAGATGGAGGGTGAACACGTTCCCGGAAGGGTACAGGGTCGTGTCGCGCTGGGTCGAATCTGCATAGACGATGAACGTCATCTATAGAAATCCGAGATTATTACCGTATGGCGAAGTCGCTCGTGTGTACACATGCGCGCCAAATTTGGAACGAGCTCGGTCCGGGTCTGTCCGAACGTATGTATCACAATGCTATGGAAGTTTGTCTCCGTAAAAGTTTCCTGGCCTACGAGACCGAACGTATCATGACTGTGAGTTTTGACGGACACGTTCTGGGGAACCTAAGGGCTGACCTGATTGTCGAGCGGGGTCTCGTCGTCGAACTCAAATCAGTCAAGGCGCTCAAGGATGAACACCGTACCCAAGTGAAAATGTATCTCAAGTTGCTCGGTCTCGACAGCGCCGTTCTGATCAACTTTCCGTGCGGACTGGCGACCGAACCCGAGATTGAGTTTATTGAACAATCACCGCCCCCGCATATTCTACCCAGTCTTCGAGGCTGAAGAAACAAAAGTCGTCCGGTAGGACCCAATCCTTGAATTTAAGTTGGATTTCATTCTCGTAGATCCAATTGGCAAAGTTGGTCTCTGGGCGCTTTTGCCATTTTTTAGGCCGGTTCATGATTTCGAGAAAACGTTCCGGGGTATGTAGACCAGATGGATCAGCACCGACACCGGTGTAAATTATCTGCATACCTATGTATAGAATCATTTTCTTTAGCCCGGTAAAAATTTAATTTAATATAGTATGTCCAGACTACAGAACCTTGCAGCCCTTACTGTTTTTAAACGAGCGACGCGTCAGAACATAAAGAATATCGTGAAAGTGCCTGAATTGGTCGGGGCACTTGGACCAAATAAAACGGCACAACTACAGACGTTACGCAGATTGCTTAAATTTCTCGATCTGTATGTCGAATATAAAAAAGCTTTAATAGCTCAGAGAAATGCTACTCGACTCCGTGAAGGGGAACGTCGTCTTGACCCTGCCAGACAAAACCGCATAAAAATCGCTCAAAACAAAGCACACGCTATTAGTGTCAGAGCTAGACAGCTGCGTAATAAAATAGGTCTTCATCTGTATAGAAATATACTGCCATTTAATACAACAACACTTGCGAATGCTGTGCGGCGTATATCATTACTGCGAAATGAAGGAAATAATAGAAGAAAACTTTTCAATAATTTACAGGCTCTAACCCATATGCATTAAAGATATCACTCGCCTGAACCGTAAAATGAGTCTGTCGGCTCTCTGCAAGGTGTGCTTTCACTACAACCCGGGAGACAAGACGTGCGGCCGCTCGGTCGTCGCCGTCGGCAAGAGCGAGGTCCATCACGACTACGCCAAGTCTGTCCGGCTCGACAAGAACCGATGCGGCCCGAAGGGTAAATGGTTCGTAGGGTTCAGTGAGAAGTCGCCGATCGACGAGCTCTTCGAGTCGTTTGATATTTAGGACCCAAAGTGATGCAGGACAAATGCCAAAAATCCTATAATGGTGTCCAGAAGCAGAACTTTCCACGCCTGATTCTTGACACCCATGAGAGCCAACATGGCAAACAAGCCGTACATAAAGGCGTGAACCGGTCGAAGATCGTTCCACCAGATGGCCTGACCACCTACTTCGACTCCCGTCTTGCGCCAGCCATTGATGTAAATCGTGGCGAATCCGATCGAAATAGCGAGAGCAAGGAGACCGAGCCACGGGAGGAGCACCGGAAATCGATACGCCGCGTACGTCAAACCGATACGGGCACCCATACACCCGATCAGGAACATCAACATCCGCTTGAGCTCCATAGTACTGTAGACATGGAAATTTTGCCCGTGCGAGCGACCGAACATGAAACGGTGTCGAATGACAAAACAAGGACTCGTAATGACTCCGAGAAACAGGGGATTGATTGACGGGATGGAGGTGGTTAAAATTAAGTCGCGAAAATACGAGTATACGATGGAACGTCTCGCTAAAGTCAACGAAGCCCTAAAGTACGCGGGAGGCATTCCCCAAAACAAATGGGACTACGGGAAGCACCGGGAGATGCACGAGAACAACCTGAAAGAGGCGCGAAAAAGGCTCGATGACCATAAGACGAAGATTTCAGAAATTGAAAATAAGTGCCGTCTTCGCGGAGTTGACGAGACTGAAATTCAAAAGAGTGTCCATCAGTCATTTTCGCATATGCATATTCAGCTTCTGGAACAGGTCCTCGCCGCCAAGAAGACACTGGATATAATGGATGTCGGAACGGTCGAGGAGCTGACGCGCCAAAAGATTGCGATCCTCGAAGAAATGGTATTTACGACGCCGCCAACTTCCTTAGCGTGTTGAGGTTATGCCGTCCGGGAACGAATTTGAAATGGGTCTTATTTTTTCGCTCGATCGCACCGAGTCTCTTCATGATTTTGTACGACCCAGAATTCTTTCCAAACACTGACCATTGATAAAGGGGCAGGTGGACACGAAGGGCGGCCAGGGCTGCGAGTGCGCGAATTTTCGTCCCGTAGCCTTTCGTGCGGGCGTTCGGTTGCGTCAGCCCCCACGCTATATTCACGCCTTTCCCTTTGCGGTGCAAAATTAGATTCGCCTGTTTGTTCTTGCGGATCAGACGAAGGTTGGTTTGGTTTCCGCTGTTCGGCTTGGCAAAGTTGTAGTTGTTGCCGGTTTTGACATTCAGTTCATAGTTTGGAAAGTTGTTCTTTATCAGTCCGTTGAGCGAAATGATGTACCGTCTCATCAGGTTTGTATTTTTAAGTTCGGTCCGTGCGTACGTGAGCGCGTTTCTCATTTACAGTACGGCGGGATTTTTACCACGGGAATCTGTCAACCTTGCCTGGCATTTCACGCACCCGGTGTTCGATCATCTTCATGTCCAGGTACATGTACATGGGTAGACCCACGGGTGCCACGACTGTATATACTGCAGTTTTACACAGACGTTCAGTCATATAATCGCCCGGTTCGAGCGGCGGGGCCATAAGGGCGGTTCTGAAAAAACCGTACGCATACGAGACCGCTATGTATCGGTTCATTTATGTTTACGAGCGTGCATCTCTTTAGCCGCACAGAGCACGCATCTCCGCATAACTCAGTTTACCTTCGGCGAACCGATTGAGTGCGTCGGTCTGTACCGGGTCGTTAAGAATCTGAGCGATCGTGATCAGCTCGGCGGGAAGTGTCACGGGCACGGTGTCCATTTTAAAGTATACGGGCGCGACTTCCTTAACGAATGGAGCTTGTCACCGAAGACGGAACCGTGTATGCACCCACGGAGCAGTTTGTCCAAAAAAGTAAACTTTTGTGTGACGTCCCCCCGGGTCCCGTTCCCGTACCCTTTTCGTCCAAACTTATTCGGGCGCTCGAAACCGAGACGTACCCGGCTGACCAGTATGAACTCATGCAATTTGCTCGCGCGGCTGATTTTCTCCAGATGGACGATCTGCTCGATGAATCGGCTCGACGCATTGCACAATTTCTTAACGGTCAGTCCGCGGAGAAGATTTGGGAATTTCTTCGCTAGGACGGTCTCATGTATACGGCCCAAATTTTAATACCACCGGGACGCAAAGGGAACGGTAAATAATTTTCATACATGGTAAGGAGTGGCGAAACGCGTTGCCGAACAGTCCAGTCGTAGTTTGGATACACGGTATGTGTCCCCGAATCGTATGTTCGGAACGTTCCGTACTTTGTTTTATACCCGGTGACGACGTGACCGAGAAACGGTCGGACGTTGAACATTATCCAGGCGTGCGAAAGGTCGTAGCGGACGCCATTCCGGTCCATGGTATGCGGTACGTACGGATTTACTTTGGACGCCAGCGAACCAAACTGTCGCAAGACAAAGAGAGGCGTGCTCGTCGCAGGGAATATTTTTTGATAAAAATGTATCAAATCTTCTTGTGTTCCGCCGGTCACACCCGACCGCGATGCCATGATTCGTCCGCGCCACGTCGACACGGTATTGCTGAACCGAGGGACGAGTCCGCCCGGCCGTACAGTCTTCTGGCGTAACCCGACGCTTCGAATCACATTTTTATTTTTGAACACGGGACTTACGACACCGCCACTCGATAGACGGTGCCGTATGTACTTCCAGAACCACGTCGCGCTCGCTGTCCGGTTAGGACACGCCATGGTATTCACATCGTCCGGGCCGAGATTCATCTGGGCGACCATCGTCCGTAGCACCTGTCGTGGCTGCGGACTCATTAAAAGACCGTTGATGATGCCGTGGAACCAACACGTACCGCCTTGTTGTTGTCGACTTTTTATATTTATAGGTCTGGGGGCGTGTACACGATGGACGGACGTATATCCCTTGGCGACAAGTTTGTTTGCGACCCGGTTGTAGAGTGCGCCGTAATTTGGATTGTTCCGAGCGAGATTCCAATTTGTGTGCACATGTAGTTTTCGGTAAGCATTTTCGGACTTCCCATTGTTGATCAATTTTTCAATTCGGGTGAGTGTATTAAATCGCGTGTTCATATTTGCGTACTTGAGCCGGATCCGATTATACAGCTTCTTGTATGCATTATCATTATCGAGTCGTTTGGCATCCACGTGGTTTACCATGTGGCCGAGTTGTACGCGCAAGTGCTTCCGGTTATTCGTAGCGTGTAAGTGATTCAGTAGTTTTTCGTACCGCAGAAGCGTATCCATCTAACTAAGGACAAGAAAAAACATAAAGGTAATGGAAGAACGTGTTTCGGAATTTCTTGATATCGACACCCGACGCGCTCTGGGACTATCCCCCCGTCGCCTAAAAACCATTCCGGATATACAGTTTCCAACAAAGAGGTCCGCGGCGTTCGGACCGATCAGTATCAAGAATTCTCCGTTCCGTCTTTCGTCATATTTCACAGTGTACGTCGTAGTCGAAGATGTATACTATATAGCCGAAACAGAATATATGTATCACAGCGGGCGGACTGTGACACGTCTGACCGGTGGGCCGTCGCACCATCGTCTGTACCAGATACCGGACGAACCCGAAACGACAATCATAAAAGAGCTTTGGAAAGTCCACGAAGCTTTCGAACGCTTAAGACTTGAAGGCTCGTAACCAGTATGTCAGTACACCCCCGGGTAGCTCAGCTCCTTCGCCAATCCTATGACGATCAGCGAACGCCCGAATGGCACGCGCTCCGTGGAACCATGCTCACTGCAAGCGATCTTGCGACCGCCATCGGAGATAATCATTTCGAAACACCAGAGGATCTCATCGTCAAAAAGTGCGGCCACAGTCATTGGCATGGAAATGCCGCAACGGCGCACGGAACGCTCCTCGAACCTATCGCCCGTGACATGTACGACCTTCGGCACAATCAAAAATCTCACGAAATTGGTCTTGTCCAACATCCGGTACACTTGTGGCTCGGCGGCTCACCGGACGGAGTGACTGAGAGCGGCCGACTCATCGAAATCAAGTGTCCTTTGTCGCGTCGGATCACACCAGAAGTTCCGAAACATTACTATCCACAGATTCAACTTTTGTTGGAGGTTCTCGACCTCGAAGTCTGTGACTTCATTCAGTACAAACCCCCCAATCTCGGGAAAGGTGGTCAGGAGGAATTTGTCGTCTCGGAGATTCTACGGGACCGCGAATGGTTTGCACGTATTTTACCCGTCGCGCGCGCATTCTGGGACCGGGTACTCTTGAAGCGCCAAAATGGTCTGTGCGAAATTCTCGAAGACGAGGCGCCTGCACCGCCGTCGGAGCCGCCGTCTGGCCCTGGGCCGGTGTGCGAGATACTTGAAGACTAATCTCGATATACTGACATGGTGAAGTGTCCGGCGTGTCAGAAGAACAAGGGGGGTGTTCAGCTGACATGCCGCGAATGCAAAATCGCATTTTGTATCGGGTGTATACAACTCGAAATTCACAAGTGCGCGTGTCTCGAAAGTCGTACCGCGTTTGAAAAGAATCTACTCGAGAAGAAACTTGTAAAGATTGAAAGTTCCAGGATTATTAAATTTTAAGTCCCTTCCGGAAAGAAAGGACGACGACGAGGAGAATCATGGCGACTATGATCGGCCATAGGCTGTCCCCGCCCTTTATCAGCCCCGAGACGTAATTGCGCCCGTCGGCGTACGAAACCTCGCGAGACCAGGATGTTGTGCCGTCGTCGTACTGGTATTTACGCGCCGGGAACATAAAGGATGTCGCGGGATCGATGCCACCAGTCATGGCGGTCATGGCCGGTGCGCGAAAGATGTGCTTGGGTGTGAAATGCGCCTCGTACTCTGGCTTTTCTTCCGTCGCCTCTTCCTCCTCGCGAGGCATCATCCACGGCAGAGCGTCCGTCGACTTGTGGCCGCCGTTATACGAAATGCCAAACGTCTCTGTGGCCGTGTATGGATTTATGCGGTCCATAGACATTTCGTCAATCTCGAGCATAGCAGTCATTCTATTGTGTACTGATATTTTTGTCCAGGGGCGTGCCCCTGTCCAGGGCCGCGGTCCTGTCCAGGGCCTCTTTGTCCGCGACGGTCGTCCCGGCATCACCGTAGGACCTGTCCTGAACCTTTTGCTTGTGTCGGAGCCACATTTCGTCGAGGTCGACGTCGAGCATATACGCCAACTGAAAAAGGTACGAAAACACGTCACCCATTTCGGTCATGACGTCCGTCCCCCGCTCCTTCTTGAGTCCGGTTTTACGAAAACTTCTTTGAAACTGTCGAATCGCC